TGAGCTGCCCACCGCGCCAGCGCTTGATGTTGCCGTTGTATTGCTCCAGCACGCGCGGATCGGCGCACAGCTCATCGTATTTCGCGAGATAGGCCGCGAAGAACGACCGCACGGCCTCGGGGCGCTTGTTGTTCGCGAAGATCACGCCCTCGTTCAGGCACATGCCCATGTTGTGGCGATACGTGACGCCGATGTCCCAGTCGCCATCAAAGATATGGCGAATGTCGGCGTTCAGGAAGGCATCGGAGTCGAGGAAGACGGTGGGCTGGTCGAAGTTCGCAACGTAGTCATTCATCGCAATGACGCGACAATACATCGGAGCCGTGACATCAACGCCAGTGAATTGCTTCTGCACCCAAGCCTGCTTGGCTCCGAACTTGTTGGCTATCTTGCCCCAATGACTCAGCAACGCCTCATAATCAAACGCACCCTGATCCATCTTCACATCGACGTAATCGATGCGCGAATGCTCGGGCGGCACGGGAACGTGGTAGCACCATGCTCTCATGCGCGTGGCCGCTTCTTGAGGTTGATGCGCCGCACTTCGCGCCTTGCCAGCTCAGCCAACACGCGTTGCATACCCCTAACTTCCTGAGCAAAGTAAGCCAAGGGCTTGCCTTCCCTCAGAGCGTGATTTGTAATGCGCAGCCAATCGACGAGATCACTGTCTTTCACTGCAAGCTCCTCACCCACTGCCCCAGCACGATGAATGCCCAAATCGCGTTGATGTTCTGCGGCGGCTTCGGCATCCCGACCCGCTCGCAATGCGGCGCAGCGTCCTCGTACAGCTCGGCCATCAAACGCTGATTGCCTTCGAACACGGCCTTTGGCATCCCGAACCCGCGCTTGGGGGCCAGCGCAATGTCACGCGGCAGATAACGGCCGGCGATCTCGCGCAGGACCAGCTTGCCCATGTCGCCATTCATCACGTAGGCCGTTGGCAGCTTGCGCGCGATGTCCAGCAGCGTCGGCTCCAGGAACGGCGTGCGGACCTCCAGGCTGTGTTGCATCGACATGCGATCCATCTTCGACAGCACGCAGCCAGGCAGGTAGCGGTTGAAGTCGAGGGCGCGGAGGGCGTGGATGTGGTCGGCGTAGGTGCGGAACAGCACGTCGGTTGACGATATTTCGCCCGGGCAATCATAGCTGTTGGCATAAACCGGCAGACGATGGTTGTAATATTCCGCCCCATCCCTGCAATCGCCAAAATACCGCCCATACCCCCCGAACAGCTCATCGCCGCCGTCGCCGCTCAAAGCAACCGTAACCTCGCTCTTGGCGAACTGGCTGAGCAGGTAGGTCGGCGCGCACGATCGATCGCCGTTAGGTTCGTCCATATGCGAACCCAAATCCCGGCAGACTCGCTCCACCTCAGATGCACCGAAAATCTGCTCTCGGTGTTCGGTGCCGAGATGCTTGGCGATGCGCCGCGCTTGTTCATGCTCGCTGTCCTTGCCCTCGAAGCCGATGGAGAAGGTTTTGGGCGTGTGGCCTAATCGAACAGCCATTGCAGCAGTAAGAGAACTATCAATGCCACCAGAGAGGAACATACCCAGAGGCACATCGCTAACAAGCCGACGCTTAACACTGGCGGCAAGCGCATCATCCACCTCATCGCAAACCTCCGTGAACCCTTGCGCCGATGCCGCGACGGCCGGCTCTACTTCCCAGGAATACCAACGGCTGATCTGATGCGAGCCATCAGCCTTGACCACCATGAGGTGGCCGGCGGGGAGCTTGGAGATGCCGGAGATGATGGTGCGTGGGGCTGGGACGTATCGATAGAGGGCGTAGAGGGCAAGGCTGTCATTCGCGATGTCACGTCCAGCAATTCCGATAAGCGGCCGAAGCTCGCTTGCAAATGCAAAAACTGCGCCTCGGTCGGTCCAATAGAGCGGCTTCTCTCCTGCTCGGTCTCTGACAAGCGTCAACTCCCTCTTCTCGGTGTCATAGACGGCGAACGCGAACATGCCGTCCAGCGCATCCAGGCACTGCGGGCCATAAACAGCCCACATGCGCAGCAAAACTTCGGTATCGGTCTGCGTCGTGAACCGCTCGCCCTTGCTCTCCAGATGCTGGCGCAGCTCGCGGTAGTTATAGATTTCGCCGTTGTAGGTGATCCACCAGCGGCCGAACCGCATCGGCTGATTGCCGGCTGGCGATGTGTCGATGATAGCGAGGCGAGCATGACCGAAATACACGCCGTCGCCAACGCAACGCGAGCCGTGTGCATCAGGACCACGATGGTCAAGAGAATAGATCATGTCGGCGACAACAGTCGCAGGATGGCCGATGGTGCCGGCAATGCCACACATCAGGCGGCCCTCGCGCGTGGCCGTGCTGGCGGCTGTATCCTGCGAGCACCGGTCGCTATCAGGCGCGCCAGCCTGCCCTTGTCAGGGCCTGCCATGCGATAGCCTGGGTTCTGCCCGCGCGCCAGCGTGGTGAACGTCACGCCCCAGCCTGCGAGCTTCTCGCGCGTCGTATGCACCATCACGTCCAGGCATTTCGGTTGAACATCGAACCGACGCTCCGGGTCATCGATATAAACCGCCAGCGACAGTTGCTCCTTGGTCGCATAGTCGCGCTTGCGCAGAAGATTGACGATGCGTGACTCAGCCTGCGACAGGCCCAGCATGCGCAGCGGCAGCAGCAGGTCATCGGCGCCCAGCGCTGCCTCCAGCTCGCGGATGCGCTCTCGCGCAACCTCAAGCTCGTCCTCAAGCCGCTCGATCTTCACGATAAAGGGGCCGGAGTCGAGCATGTCAGTCCTTCACGTTCGCGATGAGCCAGTCACGGAGTGAACGCGCCATCGCGGGCGGCAGATCAACGTTGGAGGTGCAATCGGATTCATCATATCCGCCAGCAATATACATCTCCACAGATATGCCCATGCTGCCGTTCCTGGAGAACATCAAGCCAGCCATGCCATCGTGGAATAGTTCTGACCAGTCGTCCATCACACACTCATCCAAGTCTCTTGCCCCGCGTCGTGCGAGCGGTAGCGGTCGCGGCGCTTATGCGGGATCAGGTCGTCAGGCAAGCCACGCGCCAAGTAACGGAACGCATCGGCGCCATGCGATGACCAATCGTGCAGCGGGCGGTTCGAGAATATCTTGCGCTCTTCGTCATACTCGCAGCGGTATTGCTTCAGAGCTTCGATGCCATGCGCGCAGCGAAGTTCATCAAACCAGCACCGAGGCAAGAGAGACCTACCAGCGGCAATACCATCATCAATCTGACCCTCCCGCTCAAGGACACGCCCGGAGATACCGAGAGAAGCAAGAGTTTGGATGCGAGTTCGCCCGGTTGATAGGTCCGCGACGGCAGCATCGTGCGGAAGGATGTGGTCGCCATATTCGTACTTGCTCCTGTGATCGGCCTTCATCATGCGCGTGTAATGCTCAAGCCCATTGCCGAACGATTCGTAATAATCGATCACACGGCACTCGCTCGAATGCACCTGCACAAACCAGATTGCCGTACTGTCGCCGATGCCCAAGTCCCATGCAGTATGCACCTTCAGGCGCGGGTCATGCGGCACCTTGCAGATGCGGCCGGACTCTTCCGCCTCGCGCATTAGCACGCCGTAGTACGCGCCCTTTATCGCAGCATCGAACGAAACGTAATACTCCTGCTGGATTTCGTCTTCGGTCATGCCGGAGCGACGCTCTTCGGCGATGATCTCCAAATCGATCGCCTGCGTCTGCTCGACCGTCAGCTGCTCGTGAAACCAGTTCTGGTTTTTCTTCGCGACCTCGAAGATTTTCCAGCCATGGTTTTTTCCGCGCGGCGTAAATATGAAAAGAGCCCATCCACCGTTTTCAGCGAGAATGGGGCGTAGATAGTCCCAAGCCCTGGGATCAGCCAAAGCGAATTCGGAAAACGTGAGTCCGACCGGCGGAGCGCCGACGAGGGAATTGTAATTGTCACTGCCGACGAGTTGCCAGCTACTGCCATTGACGAACTTGATTCGCATTTCAACGTCGCTGTAGCTCTCGCGGATTGCTTTCGGGAACGCCTCATCGATGCGCCTCAGTCCTGAGTGTGGGTTGATCGCGTCCCAGATAGCCTTGCGCGCCTGCTTGGCCTCGGGCAGCATGTGCCAATAATTCCCGACGCGCTGCATTGCGCTGCATGCCGTCCAATGCAGGCAAACATCATCCTTGCCAGCGCGACGATGCCACACAGCGACCGCGCGCTTGCCGCCATGTTCAAGATACCGCCACAATTTTCGCTGATAGATGCGCGGGGTCCAACCGTTCGGAATGTCAACGTCAAACGGCATCTTCGAACTTCCGAACAATAATGTTCACGCCGCCAGCATGCTCATGATCGACCTTGTCGCGCCAGTCTTTCGGTTGGCGGTTCTTGAGCCAGAAAATGCAGGCGGTGGTGTCAGGCGGATAATGCTCCACGAACTCGACAATCTGCTCTGCGCCGGTCTTGGGGTCCGCGAAAATCTTCACCGCGTCGTGCGAATAGCCGAGCGCGCGACGATAGAGCGAAGTCGTCACACGTTCATCGGCAGCTTCCTTGCCGAGCTTTAGGGACTGAAGAAATTCAGCGTGCTCGGTTTTCCATGTGTTGATTGTTCGCTCAGTGACTTGGAAAAAATCCGCCAGTTCGCGATCAGTCGCGCCAAGCTGGCACAGCTTCAAGGCCTGCTCGGCGAATTCGGGACGAAAGGATGATGGACGGCCAACGTCAGCCACAGCGCGCCTTCAGGAAGTGCGTTAACGCTTCCCTGCACCACTTCGCACATCGCTCGCAACTGTTTCACGTGAAACATTCCGAATTATCTTCTTGAGCCGGTTGAACAGTTCAGTGCGACGGCGACGCCACTCGCGCTGATATTCCGCCCAGCAGGAATCGCAGTAAGCTCCGCGCGTCCTGGGATTGTCGCAATGCGAGCAGTTCGGCCCGCGCTTGTAGGGCCTGGTCACAGCGCCCTCTCCGCCGGGCAGCGCGGGCGGGGGGTCATGGTGGGCTCGCCGCGCAGCTGCGCAATTCTTTTTGCACAATTTTGAGCAGCCTCAGAAAGAGGCTCGGCAAGGTGAGTTTGCGCCATTGTGCGCCATTAGAGTGCGCCATTGGTTTTAAAGGCGCAGGGGGCGCGACAGGGGTGAAACTTGACAGGGATTGCAGGGAGTTAGCGGCGCGTAGCCTAAGCGGAGCAAAGCGGCCGACCGGGCCAATGATCGTCACGCTCCGCTGACCGCGTGAACGCTTGCGGAGCGTGCCATTGGCGCAAGGCCCTGTCAAGTGGCGAAGTTGCGCCATTAACTGCGCCATTAGAATGGCAAATAGATGTTTTAGAACAACACTCCCTTGCCATTGTGCGCCATTGAACCGCGCCATTAAAATGGTCATGGTCTATTACCTTGATTAACGAAGAGGCCAATCCGGTGCTTGCGGTCGTTCGGGGAGAAATATTGTTCCTCTCGAAGCACCGGGGGCTGGACCGTCATCCAGTTTCGAATGATCTTCCGGGCGGCCTGATCGGACATGTCATAGCCGCGCTGGCGCATGACCAGGATCAGGACTTTGTGGGCTGATTTGGCGGCGGCATTTGGGGCGGCGGAAAACCTGTCGACACCCTTATCGCCGGGCATGCCACGCTCAATGATGTCGAGGCATTCATTCGCCACAAATGGCGTGAACATCTCGTCGGCGTCTGGCGGCTCCCATTGCACCGGAACCTGGATGCTATCGCCGAAGGGGTATTCGGGGGTGGCGTTTCCGAGGCTCACACTTTCCAGCCGGACCCAGCGGCATTCGGCAGCTTTGGGGGAATAGTTAAGTTTCAGGTCATCAATCCGCACCAGGCCGCGCGCCTCCTCCTTCGATAGCTTGAACTGCTCGCGGCTTGGTTCATCGATCGGGCTGAGGCCAAGCGCGATGCGGGCATGGTTCACAAGCGCCCCTGCCCCTCTGATGCCGTCAGGATCGCCCGCCACGGCTCCCTTGCGGGTGTGGTGGATGATGCCGACGCCGCAGTCGCAGGCAGCGGCGACGCCGCTGAAGATGCCCAGCACGGCCGCCATGGCGGTATTATCGTTCTCGGGGGCGGAGTGGGCCAGCGCGAGGGGGTCCGCAAACAGGATATCGACGCCGATCATCTGGAGC